GGGGTTTCGGTCAAATTTTTGCATAAAAAAAGCCGCCCACTCTGCCCGGAAAAGGGCGAGAGCGAGCGACAGTCATAGTCGAAAGTCGAAAGTCGAAAGTCGAAAGTCGAAAGTCGAAAGTCGAAATGATGTTGGGTCGATATAAAGTCGTTAGTCCTCTGAATCATCAGAACCTTGCTCAAGTCGCTTCTGCTGGTCGGCGGCTATGTAGCGTTCTCTGATTTCATCTGCGTTATAGTCGTTGTCTTGGTTGGTGTTAGGAGTAAGTACATACTCGGTCTTGTCTTGATAACCATAGTTGTTCTTCCCGAGGAAGATACCAGCCACAGGGTTGACCTTGCCCGAGTTCATATAGGATTCCCACAAGTTTTCGAGCAAAAAGTACGCCTTTTTTATACAGAGGGCTACCTCGGAAGGCAACGCTGTTTTATACCCAGCAGAGCCAGTAGGAGCGTCATGTGTAATAGCCCACAATGTTCTCCTGTCCATACCCAATGACAATGCCATACCAGCAACAGTAGGCTTCATGTCATTTTCTCCATACAGACCGAAATAGTCGTTAAGTCTCTGCTCCACAGCTTCTACGTCTTGCAAGTCGATACTCGGCATATTAAACAATGCCATCTGCACTTTGAGAAACTTTGTATTTTCTCCGTCCTCAAGGTTATACCCATTCATACCTATCATCGGAGAATTACCACCCCTCGGCTTTTTCTTATTCTTCGGGGCATATTTCTTCTCAATAGGCTTCCCAGTACGAGGAGAGATTTCTACATTTTCCTCGCCGGAAGTCTGCTCTGTAACTGTCTGCTTTTCTTCTGAAACAGTCTTCTTATCCATGAAAACAGTCTCCTTTCTTATTATTCTTATTCCAGTAGTAAAAGTAGTTAAAAATCAATTTTTACGGTAACTTTTAATAGAAGGGATTTTTCTATATAGAGGAAGTTACACGCAAAACCTTAATTTGAACTACTTTTACTACTTCATGTCAAAAAGTCGAAAAGATTGAATTTCAGTCTTTTTAAGACGATTTACCAAATGTCGTTTTTGATAAATTTTCAATCTGATTTGTGTTAATCAACGATTTTCCCGAGATTTTTCGTCCTTACGGTCTTCAAGTAAGCTACTTTCTTCTTAAATGTATCGGGGTAAAGAATCTCGATACTCTTGAGAACCTTATCAGTGTCAATACTCAAATCGTTGCTGTCATTTGCGATAGTCATACTGTCCATGACTTCACGCAAGAGCATACTCGCTCTGTCGTTCGTGCTTCTCATACTGTCATAAGAAGACTTACTCAACACAACAGTATTTACTTCATTATTTGCCATTGTGAATCCTCCTTACTTAATCAGTCTACCGTACCTGTCACGAAGCGGCTCACGACCTACCGATTTCGTGATGTAGCGAGAGGGTACAACCTCGTCAAGAACCCTGTCTATCATCAGCATTTCATCGTTGGAATCGTTCTTCGGGTCGTTGACTTCCTTGTAGACCTCTGCCCATTCCATGAGAACACGAAGAAGTCGATTCTGTCCGAAACCCTCGCTCTTATGCAGAGCATACAGGAATTGCTTTAACAGTCGGCGTGTTTTCTCTATGTCCTCGGCTCGTTGCTTCATCATCTTATTACTGTTCATCTTTGCTCACCCCACAAGGAGAGTTGCAGATGATACGACCACTCTTGCACTTCGGTACGAGCATGAAGTGTAGAGCTTCGGGAACGAGGTCTACCATCTTCTGAACCAGCTCTCGGATTTCCCATTGAGCCTTACTGCACAGTCGCTCGTTGCTCATGTGAATAAGCTCTCGCAAATTACAGGAGAGGTAGAGAGAGGTCTCACAGGCATTAGGGAGAATGTAGCGAGCGTCCTCATTAGGAACTCCGGCATTTTGCATTTGCTTGTACCACGATTCGATACCGTTTACATAGGTATCATAGAGCTTGTCGGTGGTGTCCGGGCGAACATACCCGAAACCGTCCTCGGAACAGTAACGCTGGCTTCTCTGTGTGAAGCTACAATGTCTGTGTCTCACAAGCTGGTGAGAACAGGCACGAGAGATACCCTCAATCTTAAAGGTGAAGTAGATATGCTCGAACACACTATGGTGTCCGTTGCGGTACAGGTGCTTTACCAGCCCGAGAGGATTCTTCGGGTCGCTGTCGTAACAGATACTCGCAATTTGAGCGATAGTCTCGATAGGGTTAGGGGTTGCTTGAATCAGTGTCACCTTCATGTGTTATTCCTCCTTACTTGAACCAATTTCACAGGCACAAGCCGCATATCCGGCTATGTCTACGAAATTATCTGCTTTGAAACTGCCCGAGCCGACACGAGCGACCTTCAGAAGAATCATCATAACAGGAACATCGTCCGGCTTGATAGGTGTATTCAAGTAGTCGCTCCACAGCTTCGCAATCGTAGCGAAATTGTCCTCGGGCTTACCATAAGTATTTTCTCTGTCCTTGCATACAATGTCTGCCGCTGTGCTTAAACATTCTTTTCTGTCCATCATTTCTTTTTGTCTCCTTCCTCGAATACTGTTCGGGTGCAATCCAGCCATACAGGGGGTTGTGTTGCACCACTCAAGATACCCAGCCAAATTGTACCGAAGAACAGAGCCGACAGACGTTCTTTCCAGTTCAGCTTCCAACAGCTTACACACATCTTTGTATCAGTGAACACCCACAGGCTCGAACATTCCTCGTCTGTCATGCTGGGCGGCTTCTGTAAGTTCCTGTTGGCATATTTGAATTTAATTGCTTTCATGCTGTACCTCCTCGGTGATTTCTTTTACACAGTCGGAACAGTAGCACCCTTCGTAACCCTCAATCTTATAGAGGAAACAGCACCACATTCTGTTCCACTTGCCTTTATCTGAACACCGTTTGCAAGAGCCTTGACCCTCACCAGTGCATTTAGTAATCTTCATCGTCTACCTCGCTTTCCTCGAAGTGCTTTGTACACTTGTCTTGACCTCTGCTCATAAAGATTCTGTTCAGCCTGTTTCTTTAGAGCGAGGGCTTGCTTTTGTTCCTCATATTCTTTCTTTTCAGAGAGGTATTCAGAACAAGTGCTGTGACAACCGGGGTATCTTTTCGGTGGAACACAGTCTTTACAGCACTTAATACCCATCGTTACCTCTCTTTCTGAACAGGTGCTTGAGAATGTACCAAAGCTGTGAGAGGTAAGGGTGTTTTTGCTTATAACTCACTACATTACCTCCTTCAGCTTCAATCCCCAGTAAATTACAAAACCACTGGAAGTCGATTTCCTGTCGTACCATTCCGGGTGTCGCTCCATTTCGGAGTTAAACTTACGAGCCGACAGGATATAAGCACCTTCAGACTTCGCCCACATCTTGAAACTCTGATACAGGTCTTTGGCTCTGATATTAGCTGATTCATCACGAGTACAGCGATTCTCAAGGAACTGCAATACGAGGTCATTCTCACGCTCGTATTTCTTGACAACCTCTTTGAGTTCGCCTGTCATGGTAAGACCACGCTTCTTGTAATTCATGTACCCACGAACCAGCCACATGAAGATACCACTCATGGAGCTTTGCTCACACAGTTCGTCTTTCAGTCGTGTGTCCTGTTCTTCCGGGGTGAAGTGACGGTTGAACTCGATAACCTTGATACGCTCGGAAGCGAACAGGGATTTATCAGTAACCATCGGCAAGTCATTACAAGAGAGCCATAAAGTGAACTGTGGTTTAAAGGTAATCGCTGACTGGTACAAAGCACGAGCAGAGATTTCCTCACCACCTGTAAGCTGTTTGATTTTCTCCTCGTCCAGCTTACCGTACTCGTTGCTCTCGGACATGGTGACAAATCGTTTACCCTTCAGTCCGGCAAGGGTAGGAGAAGCGGCTTCTGCGTCCTTCTGTCTGTCCCCTCGGCAAATCATACCGACAGGAGCTACCTTTGCATAATCACCGAGCATTGTCTCGATGGTGTTGAGCAAGGTCGATTTACCGTTTCGAGTGGTCTTACCATGCAGAATGAACATACACTCCTCGTTGCTCATACCCAGCATGGAATAACCTAAAGCTCGCTGGAGGAAATCCGCCTTGTCTTTGTTGCCCTGTGTGACTTCATCAATGAACTGTTCCCAGCGTTCGCATTTCACATCACGACTGATTGTGTGACGGAAGACTGTCTGCATAGTCAAGAAATCTTCCCAGTTATGCTCTCTGAAGGAGAAGTCTCTCAAGTCATAAGTACCATTGAGACAGTTAATGAGATAAGGGTCAGCGTCAAACTGGACAGCAGAGATACGAAGCTCACCTGTTGCGTCCTTGAGGATTCTGTCTCTCATACGCCTGTCACCCATCTTATTCACGAATGAAGTGTAGGACTTTCTCAAATCATCGTCCTCGATTTCTCCACAGTAGAGAATCATCAAACGAACGAAGTCTTTAATTCTTTCGGACACGAGGATTGCTCCCTCGTCCTTACGCCACGCACCCTCGGAGTAGGTGTACCAACTCTTGTGTTCCGGGCAATATCTTACTTCCTGTGAGTACAGCAAACCAAAGAGGTTCGCCATACCCATTTCAGACCACTCGAAACCCGAGCTGGTTTCATCTGCTTTTTCGGGGTGGTAGTGCTTGATTAGATACATTTTGCTGGACAAGTCCTCGTCCATGATTACTCGTCCATTATGTAACTCAAAAAGCTCTTGCATAATTACACACCCCCACGAACCACCTTATTGAGCAGAGATTCGTAAAGGTTCTTGTAAAGATTTCTCTCGACTGCCACTGAATTGTCAACAGCGACAGGAGCTTCCTTGACAACAGGTGTATTCTCGATACCCAGCGAGTAGAGCATACATCTATCAATCTCTGCCATTTCTTTGTCGGTGCAACAGCGAACGAAGTCACCGAGCCTGTCCTTCGACACTGTGTAAATGGTTTCACACAGAGCTGTGGACGGAATCTTGCATACGATACTTGTGTGTGTAGGCATAGGGTGCTTGTCCTTCGTAGTCAGATACACGACCTCGACAACATCAGCATGACTGTTGAGCTTGTCGGAAGATACGATGATACCCGGTCTACCAGCTTCGTTCATGGGGTCTGTTGCATAGAATTTAGAATTTGCGATGTAGTAAATATCTCCTCGCTTGGGCTTGATATTCTTACCTCTGAAATATCCCATCACTTTTTACCTCCTGTTCCTGTCAGTGCTACCGCACATTTTTGTTTGTCCTCAACCCACCATGCACACTGTTCTTGCAGACAGTAGACAGGTTGAGTACCGATTTTGATATTGTTATCCTCGTCTACAACCGTGTTGGTCGTGAGGAGAGGACAGATAATCTCTTTCATATAGAACCTCCTATTTCAAAAGTTCGTCCAGCCAGTTACTTTTGATACCCTTGAAAATATGAGCAATCACATCAACCGTCCAGCCATTCCCGATAGCATGGAATCGCTTTTTAGGTGGAATACCCTCTGTGTAATTATCGGGGAGAGTTTGCAGTCTCTCGGCTTCAATAGGAGTGATACTGTAATACTCACCATCGCCATGATTGATAATCAGACCTGTGTTATTACCATAATCACCACAATAGCAACCGAGACACTTACTGGTTTCCTCGAAGGTTCTGATTTTGGCTGACACGTTCTTCTGAATCTTTCTTCCGGCATATTCAGAGGAGAGGTATTTCTCGACCTTATCGGTAATTCTGTACTCGGGCTTGGCTTCCACAGGCTCGGCAATATCACCGATGGTGTAATGCTTCGGAGACCAGTCTCTTACTGGAATGTTCGTCCAGTACAATCGCTTTCGGCTCTGTGCTGAAAAGTCAATGCTATCAATGAGGACAGGCTCGACACCCATAATCTTTGTGATAATGTCCTTGTTCTTGGCACTCATGGAAGCGTTGTTTTCCAGCAAGAAATACTTGGGCTTAATTTCCTTCAATGCTCGGACATACTCAAAGAACAAAATACTTTCGTCACCCCAAAGACCCTCGCCATTTCCCATTCCACTCAAATTCTGACAGGGAGAACCACCGATAAGTAGGTCAAAGCCCTCATACTGTGAGAAATCAGCGTCTACGACAGAGCCTTTTTGCTCAATTTGTGGGTAGTTTTTCTTGCTTATTTCAATAGCGTATTCGTCTATCTCGTAAGCTACATATCGTTCGACAGGCACTCTCTCTCTCTCCAATGCTATCATTCCACAAGAAATGCCATCGAATAAGCTAATTACATTCATAATAGTTTCTTCCTTTCTGAACTCGCCCCACAAGGGGGCGAGATATTAGGATAAGAGAAAGACCGGGCGAACGCCAAGAGAGTAACTGGCGGCGGAGGAGTTCGCATTACCGGTGTTGTTGACACGGGCGAAACCGGAAGCGGAATCTTCAACCTTATTCTGCAACCAGTACCACTCAAACTCGCCTGTCTTTGAGCCTTGCCATGCAATACGATTTCTGCGTTCTTCCATACCATAGAAGCGTCTTACAGA